CTCTTCAAGGAGATCTGAGTTACCAACCTGAGCTGTATTCTGGCAAGCACGAAGGAATCTGTTCTCTCCAGTAGCCTCGAAGTAATTGAATCTATTCACATACAGCCATTCCTTGAGTTCCATCTCGGACTCTTCAACTACCGGCTGAAGTGAATTCTTCACATGTCCAGTAAGAACAGCATAAGCGTTAACAAATGGTACATGGTTACCATTATTCTTGATATGGCTTGGATAATACTGTGCAAAGAAATAGGTTACTGTTACGGGATACTTCTTTCTTGTCTCAGCATCTCTCACAATATACCACTGTGGATTCTTTGAAAGTCCACGAGTGTTAAAGATTGCATAGTCACGTGCAAGCATATCCTGATTTGCCTTAGAGAAGGATTCTACAAATCCACAATCAAGGAAGCACATGCAGTCATTTCTTGTGAGAGCAAGGTCTGCAAATACCTTCTTAACCTCATATGGATAGTTAGCATCAAGCATAGCATCCACATAAGTTCTCTTGTTAGCAAGGATTGTCTTATCATATGTACCGTTAAATGCCTTGATGTATGCTGCACTAATAGCAGCCTCTCTTGTCTCAGCACTATCAGATGCAAATGAACCGTCGGAACCACCCATAAGAGATGTTCCTTCAACGTTATCGATCTGAATAATGTTAGTGTCAGATGTGTAGTCACCAGCATCGTAATCCTCAGCTGTTGTATCTACATCATCAGATACCGGCATTGTGAATGAGATATACGGGTCCTTATTGTAATTACCAACTTCATATCCGAAGAACGGGTCGAAGGTGTCATTATCAGGAACTGTGATCGTGAGAGTCGGATCTGCCTCAGCAACATCGCTAAGGAACTTAACATATGCTTCATACAGAGCCTCTACACTATCCTCATAAACCTGCACATCAATTGGTGGAAGACCTGTAGGTGCATCATCAACGATATCATTGATAAGGAGAGAATCCTTATACTTTGTTGAATCAACAAGAGCACCTGCATAAGTAGCAAGTGTAGATATACCGTTAACGGCATTCAGTGTCTCAAATGAAAAAATCTTGATGTTGTAATCAGCCTCATAATCAATATTACGAGCGATTCTCCATCTCATTGTATTTCCATACTCACCACGTCCCATAGAACGGAATGTGACAATCGGAATCTGTGTATATCCTTCGCCATCATGATATCTGCCGTCTTCACCGACGTCACCATCATATGACAATCCTTTGATTCTCATGTCACGCTTAGATGTGACACCAGAATTTCCAGTGAAAGATTTAGCCTTGAACTTAATTCTAAATTTCTTTGCAGCAACATCTGCCTTATAGAAAATAGAAAGAACTGAATTTGAATACAGAGCATCGTCCGGCATTACACGCATGCACCAGCATGATGCATCACCAGTCTCAAGCTCTGCTACAGGCATCATCATCGCCTGACCGTAGAGATTGTAATCCTTCTTACCATAAATGGTTTCAAAGTCTTTGGTATTTGAGACCTTGACAAGTTTATTATCAACACCACGAGGTCCAGTAAATACCGCAAGGAATTTTATACTGTCGTCAGACGTTACGGCCGCAGCATCGTTAAAAAACGTATAATCGTTTACGTACGTCTCTACATGGGAATGCAGATAACGTGGAACGATCTGTACTGTTTGAGCCATACTTTACCTCCTATTAAAATTTCAATTTATTTTAATCAGTTTATAGATATGTTTTAAAATGCTCGTATTGGCGTGCATTGTTGACCTTCTATAAAGTTCTTAATAACTTGTTCAAGTATGGCTCATAGAGGGAAGAAAAGAAGACATAGCTTAGTTGCTATGTCTTCTACATTTATTTTTCTGTACTTTTTATTATCACCATTGATCACCTTGGTTATCCGGATCAAAAATACTAAACTCTTCTGATATAGATGGATAGGTTTTAACCGAACTATCCTTATTGCCACTAAACTTAGGACTAGATCCAGGGTTTGCTACCAAATCTACTGATAGAGTTGAACATGATACAGATTTATCGAGATTAATATCATCAATAAGTCTACAACTGCTCTTGCCATCATATGGGTGGGTAAAATAGGTCATTCGACTTAGCTCCTCAGATGCTTCGAATGATCGGTAACGTCTTTTAATTAACTTAAAGTCAAGATACGGTTCATCTGTACCTTGTTTCTTATCAGGATTGATGATGCATGACCAATCGGCGTTCTCTATAATTTCCCATGCAGAACCTACATTCTCTCTACCGATTAGTTTAGTCGCATCAGTCTTATTATCACGCATTGCATTATCAATTGTAGCTGCGGCTGATCTATTAAGCTGTTGTGCAGTTATGACACATATATCTTCTAGTTTAGCTAAAGTCTTAAGCTCATTAGTGATATTTTTGAGCTCTTCTTTTTCGTCTTTGGCTCTTTCAGATGGTTTTATTCTCTTAAGATAATCGAGTATAAGTACTTCTACTTCTTCTCCAGAATCGTTGATATCCTTAACGATTGTATATAGATCATTTGTATCAATTGATCTATTAGGGTAGTACTTGATAATGATGTCAAAACTATTATCTGATTTAAGGCTAAGTGATCCATCTATTCTAAGTTTTTGAATTACCTGTTTAGCACTATAGTCTCTAATATTACCATCAGAACCAGACATATTGAAAATTCTTTCAATTGTCTCATCTATGTCATTCTCCATGGTGATAAGTAATATTGCAGGTCGTTTATCTGGATTCTTCGCCTGAATATTAGGATTATATTTCTTGATATCAAGTGCTGATTTAAGAAGTATCTGGCTCTTGCCACCCGCTGGTAGTGCTAAATATACATAAAGTTTCTTAGATAAATAAGCACCACCAAGTAAAGTGTTCCACCGTCTAATTCCAGTACGGAATACTTTATCTGTGTCTTTTAATCTTTCGAGTGCATCTGTTACTACAGTTTCAAACTGTCCATCTTGTAATGAGAACGTCTGTTCTGCATCTAAGCTACTAGTATTTCTTTTAGCATTTACTATACCAACAGCATATTGATACAAATCATTATCTATAGCTCTAAACGATTTATAGTCATCTAGGTCTATCTTATTTACCATAGATTTAAACGTATCAACAGTAGTACCAACGTAACCAAATCTTAATCTATCATCAATTTGTGTTACTATTGTGCGGCAATCCTCGTATGATACTGACGATGGGTCTACTTTATCGAGTAGCTCTTCTTTATCGTCATCAAATTCAATATCATCTTTCACTGTAATGATTACAGAATCCATACTTCCGCAATCGGGGGAAAGTATAGCTGTTGATACCTTACGTATCAACCAAATTAAATTCTGACACTTGTATTTATCTTCATATACAGTATCGTCCAAATGGTCAAATAATTCTTTTACAGACTTTAATGCTCGTCTTGACCTAACGATAGTCTTATCTTTAAATAAAAAATTTAGTATCATGGTGAGTAATCTCTCATCCATTTTTACTCTTATAGGTTTATTGATATCTGTGGCAAATTGAACGACTTCACCACTGACGTAATCTCTTTTAGTATTTTTTAATTCAGTCATTTTTCGATACCTTCATTGCACATTTTTTCAGTTAACTATATGTCTTATCCATGATTTTTTCTTATCTGATAGTTGTAAAGTACAGCAAAATATCAGTAGACTAAATGCCTACTGATATTTTACTTTATACTACTCGCTGCTATGGATTTTAACACTCCAGCAGAAGATGCTACTGGAGTTACATTAGTGTTACGCTATATATAAATTATTAAAAAGACAGTAAATTAGTAGTAGATAATCTACTACTAATTTACTTATAATTTTTAGAGGATTTCTTATACGCCAGACAAAAAATAAATATCAGTCGTTACTATAATGTTACAAGGCATTATAAAATTATATTAATTCGTGGAAAATATATTTCCTAACTGCTATATCAAGCATTATAGCAAGATACACCATAACCACCCATATACCAATAAATTGAATACATACTTGTCCCATTAGATTAAATGGCAATTCGGAATAATCCCACACATCATATCTAAGCCATATATTAACTATACATCCAGTTATAAATTCAGCTATAGTAGTTAATATAGTAGATAAGATTATCTTGTATATCATAGTCTTAGTCATAAAGATATGATTAATTAAACCACATAAAATAAAGCATATCCCACCTAGTATAAACATACTCCAGTGAGTGCGTGATCTATACATAAGTTCGAACGAAATATACACTAAACCACCGAATGTAAATAGAAAAAAGTATTCACCGATAGATTTTATTAATTTCTCCATAGTAATTTAAACCTC